GGGGATGGGATTCTAAAGGTAATTCGAGGTTTACTAAAGTTCAGACGGCGTATAGCAATATTAAATCATCTAAAAAAATTGGTACTCACGGTAGTTGGGACAATGCGTTTAACAGCTCAGATAAGTTTATTGAAGTTTTAAATGAATATCAAGCAAAGTATAAACCAAAAGAAAATTCGGTCAAAGCTGCAATAAGTTCAAGATTTCAAACTATCGTATTGGGTTCTATTATATCTAAACTTAGTAAAACAGAAAAAGAAAAAGTGATGTTAGGTCTTTTAAAATATGGTAAATCAGAATCAGATTGGTCATCAGCTCACTATAAGGCTCAATGATGAAAACCCAACTACTATGTACATTCACAAAAAAAGATAGATTCTATGAAACAATGGATGTTATTATTGCATGCAATGAAATTGTATTTGATAAGATATTTGTGTTTGAAAATGGAAATGACAGCCAACAATTAATCTGTACATATAATGTAGAATATGACGAAGATTTTATGCAAGGTATACAAGATACTATTTCACTTCATAGAAAAAAACACACCAACACACTTTATACAATTAATGCTTTAAATGATTTAATTCGTGAACTAAACAATGGTAAGTTAGATAAATCATTTTCAATAGAATGGGAGAATTACAAAAACTCATTATTACTTACAAATGACAATGGGCTTAATAAAATACCAACAAAAATTCACACAATAGTGAATGTAGGAACGTGGGATAAAGACCGAAAATAAAATACATTTTCAGAAAATTCATTATACTTATATAATGTATCAAGGTTACACTTGAGTGACAAATAATAAATAACTAATTAAAAATGGAGAATAACAATGGATTTAAACGCAATAAAAAACCGCCTCAGTCAACTTCAAACGACAACAAACAGAACTTCAAACCTATGGAAACCCCAACCAGGAAATCAACTAGTCAGAATAGTGCCTTACAAATTTAATAAGGATAATCCTTTCATCGAACTATATTTTCACTATGATTTAGGTGGAAAGAATTACCTTTCACCAATTTCATTTGGTCGACCTGATCCTATTGAAGAGTTTGCACAAAAACTCAAATCAACCGGTTCAAAAGAGGACTACCGTTTAGGTAAGAAAGTTGAAGCTAAGATGAGAACTTATGCTCCTGTAGTTGTTCGTGGTGAAGAAAATCAAGGTGTTAAGTTTTGGGGATTTGGAAAGACAGTTTATCAAGAACTACTTTCTATAATCGCAGATCCAGATTATGGTGACATTACAGACCAAGTAAGTGGTCGTGATATTGCTGTAGTATTCAAAACCGCTGAAGAGACAGGTAAATCCTTTCCTTCAACATCAATCAGAGTAAAACCAAATCAGACTCCTATTACGGAAGATGCGTCTTTACTTGAAACACTAACTGAAAATCAGAAGAACATTACTGATATTTATCAAGAGCAATCATATGATGACTTAACACAAGCCCTCAATGATTACTTAAAAGGTGGTTCAAGTACCGAAGAAGAAACAAAAGAAGAAAAGCCTTCAGCTACAGCTGATGCTTCTGCTTATGATTCAAAAAAGACTTCGGATGCATTTGACGATTTATTTAACAACTAAATAAAAATAATATGGTGGGTGTTAAAGCCAATAGTAATAAAACCGACTATGTGAGACCTGTGATGCACAGTAAAAGCCGGATACACCCATTTTATAGGAGAATTATATGTCAGTAAGAGATGAATTAGCAGACGTATTAGCTAATACACTTAATAAACAATTCAAGGACATGAAAGTAGCTTATTTCCTTGATGGAACAGATACCACACCAACAGATATAAAAGATTTTATTTCAACTGGTTCTACCATGTTAGATTTAGCAATATCGAATAGACCTGATGGTGGTATCGCAGTTGGAAGAATTACAGAACTAAATGGTTTAGAAAGTAGTGGTAAATCTTTAATCGGTGCCCATATGTTAGCAGAAACACAAAAGAAAGGTGGTGTTGCTGTTTATATAGATACTGAAACAGCTGTTAGTACTGAATTTTTAACTTCAATCGGTGTAGATGTACAAAGTATGTTGTATTTACATTTAGAAACAGTTGAAGATATCTTTTCTGCTATAGAAGAGATAGTTGCTAAAGTTCGTGAATCAGATAAGAATAGGTTAGTAACTATCTTAGTAGATTCATTAGCTGCAGCTACAACTAAGGTTGAGTTAGAAGCTGAGTTTGATAAAGATGGTTGGGCTACATCAAAGGCAATTATCCTATCAAAAGCTATGAGAAAAATCACACAGATGATTGGTAGACAAAAGATAGCTCTTGTGTTTACAAATCAGTTACGTCAAAAACTTGGTGTAATGTTTGGTGATCCGTGGACTACAAGTGGTGGTAAAGCTCTTCCATTTCACGCTTCGACCAGAATCAGATTAAAGAATCTTGGTCAAATCAAAGATACTAAGAAGAATACCATTGGTATGAAAATGAGAGCTCAAGTTATCAAGAATCGATTAGGGCCACCTATGAGACATGCTGACTTTGAACTTTACTTTGAAAGTGGTATTGATGACGAGGGTAGTTGGTTACACGTTCTTAAAGAACACAAACTTGTAAAAGTTGGTGGTGCTTGGTATACGATGAATGACCACAATGGTGAAGAGATGAAATTCCAATCAAAAGATTGGTCTGCTAAACTTGAAGATGCTGAGTTCAAAGAATATTGTTACAATATGATTTGTGATAAAGTCATACTTAAATATGAAAAGAACTTTGGAATTGACGATGTTACGGTGGAAGAAGAAATAAGTGAGTAATAAAAAATACCTATCTATCTTTGAAGAGATAAAGAAAAAGGGTGGTTCACTAGATGATGGACAACCAAATGATAAAGTACTTATAATAGATGGCCTAAACACTTTTATCAGAGTATTTAGTGTTATACCAACTACCAATGATGACGGAATTCATGTTGGTGGAATAGTTGGTTTTCTAAGAAGTATTGGTTATACGATAAATATGGTTAGGCCCACTCGTACTATAATAGTATTTGATGGTAAGGGTGGTTCTAACCGGCGTAGAAAGTTGTTTCCAGAGTATAAACAAAATCGAAAAACAAAATACAGAGTTAATCGCACATATGATTTTGCTTCTCAAGAAGATGAAAAACAAAATATGATGATGCAGTTATCTAGGTGCGTTGAATACTTAGATACACTTCCTGTAACTGTTATGTCATATGATAATATTGAAGCTGATGATACAATTGGTTATCTATGTAGACAAGTTCTTACTGAATCCAAAATTACAGTTATGTCTACTGATAAGGACTTCTTGCAACTAACAGATGATAGAATAAAAATATGGAGCCCTACAAAAAAGAAAATGTATAATCAAGATATGGTTATGGATGAGTATGGTATTAACTCACATAATTATATTTGGTATCGAGTATTAGATGGTGATAAGTCTGATAATATTCCTGGTATAAGAGGGTTGGGATTAAAAACTATTCAAAAGAAACTACCATTTTTGACAGAAAATCGTATAGTTGAAATAGATGAGGTGGTTGATGTTTTACCAGATTCAAAAGATATTATAGAGTTGAATTACAAGTTAATGCAATTATCAAATGTTGATATATCAGGTTCTACAAAGACAAAAATAATAGATAAAGCAAATGAACCAATTAATAGGTTGATTAAGTTTAAATTTCAAAAGATGTTTTTAGAAGATAAGTTATATACTGCACTACCAAACATTACCAGTTGGTTGGCTACCAACTTTAATCAGTTAAATCATTATGCCGAGAAAACACATGATAAATAAAAAAACACTTGACAAGTTCAAGTTTTTGTTGTATATTTAGGTATGGAAAATAGGGATTTTATAATCTGTTATGAGTGATACGTTTACACAATTTGGAACATCTTTTCAAGCGAAGATTATTGCTTCATTGATGAGTGATATTAAATTTTTACAAACTATTAGTGATATACTTCAACCATCAATGTTTGATTCTGATTCTAATACTTGGTTAGTTAAATCAATACGAGATTATTACTATGAATATAAGAAACAACCTACACTTGAAGTTGTAAAGTTCAAAGTAGATGAGATAGAAAATGATGTATTGAAATCAGGTGTTGTAGAAAAATTAAGAGATGTTTGGAAGAATATAGAAGCTACAGATTTGGAGTTTGTACAATCTGAAACATTAGAGTTCTGTAAAAATCAAACATTAAAGAAAGCAATTCTTGATTCAGTTGATATGTTAGAAAATAGAAACTATGATGGTATAAAGGGTATCATAGATGAAGCTATGAAAGCTGGAACTACACGTGATTTAGGTCATGATTACATTCCATCATTGGAATTAAGATTAGAGGAATCAGCTAGGATTACAGTTAAAACACCGTGGGATGTTGTGAATGAAATAACAGATGGTGGTTTAGGTGCTGGGGAACTTGGTGTAATTGTTGCACCAGCTGGTATCGGTAAATCTTGGACACTTCAGGCCATAGGTGCTAGTGTAATTCGTGAAAAGAAAACAGTAGTTCACTACACATTAGAACTTAATGAAACTTATGTTGGGTTGAGATATGATTCTATATTTAGTGGGATTACAACTTCAAATATAAAATATTATAAAGATGATGTGAGTAAAAAACTATTTGAACTTGAAGGTAAGTTACTTATCAAATACTTTCCAACCAAAGCAGCTTCAGTTCAAACATTGGGTTCACATCTGAAACAAATAGAGTTGAGTGGTACTAAGGTAGATATGGTTATAGTAGATTATGCCGACATCCTAATGCCAACAGGTAATTTTAAAGAAAAAAGACATGCGATTGGAAATATCTATGAGGACTTACGTGGATTAGCTGGTGAGTTACAGATTCCAATATGGACTGCGTCACAGGCTAATAGATCAGCCTTGGAAGAAGATGTTATTGGTGCTGATAAGGTTGCAGAAGATTATTCAAAAGTTATGACTGCCGATTTCGTAATGAGTATGAGTAGAAAGGTGGAAGATAAGATTGCTAATACCGGTAGGTTTCATGTAATCAAAAATAGATTTGGTATTGATGGTGTTACATACCCATCAACAATAAATACGAATGTTGGTGTTATTAAGATACATGAGGGTAGTAGTCAATCGGGAATGAGTACACAAAATCAAATGAATAACAGTCAAGAATTTTTAAGAAAAGAATTAGCCAACAAATATAATGCGATGGAAAAAAAAGTAGAAGGATTTGAATAAATTACGATTTAGATTCAATATATATTATATTTATATATTGTGGGAAATGAACAATTAATCAGGAGTTACGATGGAAAAATTTAAGTTATCGGAAAATTTTATAAATAAATACAAAAGAAAGAAAGCACCATTCGGTTTTAACGGATTAGGTGAATTGGTTTATATGAGAACATATTCAAGAATTAAACCAGATGGAAAGAATGAACGTTGGTGGGAAACCGTCCAACGAGTCGTAGAGGGAACTTATACGATGCAAAAAAATCACATTGATGGACATCAATTAGGGTGGAATCCGTGGCAAGCTCAAGCATCAGCTCAAGATATGTATGAGCGAATATTCACTATGAAGTTCTTGCCACCTGGTCGTGGACTTTGGGCTATGGGAACTGCCATAACCGAAGAAAAAGGTTTATACGCCGCCCTCAATAATTGTGCATTTGTATCAACATCAACAATCAAAGAAGATATGGCTAAACCATTCTGTTTTCTAATGGATGCTAGTATGTTAGGTGTT